TAGGGTTAATGTAATTGAGAACAGTTTTACCGGGAGTAGATTCGAGAAGTCTCATATCTCTTGTACAAAGCATCCTTCTATAGTCTTTATATCCTGGTTTGTCAATACGACGGTGAAAACGAAGCTCAGCAGCATTAGTGCCTAAAAGTGTCCATAATGCTATTCTGCCAAGCCTCATGTTTGATTACTTAGTTTTGCTCTTTGTTTTTCCTTCAAGTTCCTGATGGGACTTACAGATACCAAAGATTCTATCTTCGGATAAGAAGACAACAGTCTGTCCGTTCCTAGAAAGGCCTGTCAATCCCTTATCTCCCGGGAAGATAACCTTATCTCCGGACTTGAGTTGCTTACAACCTGGTCCGGCAATAACTACTTCACCAACACGCCAGGCTCTATGGTCCACAACGCTGTGAGGCAAAATGATTCCGTTACGGACTAACGACACACCATCTGGCGCTTGATCCAAATACTTTACGGTAATAATATTGCCAAGAACTTCTACAATTTCGTAGTCCTCTGGAAGAGGAAGGTCCTTGTAATCTTCTGGTGCAATACCTTGATTTTCTGCTGGGGCGTTAAACTGTTGTTGGGCGATTGACATATACCCTAACTTATAGCTTTAAATAGCTTAAGTCAAGGACAACAACTGCTCAATTTCTCTTTTAGATAACTCAAATCTTTCAGCAAGCATTTGGATCTTTTTATCTTCTTCCTTTGCTTCTTCTTTTACTTTTTTAATATAGGTAATTCGGGGAGCATACTTCATCTTTGGAAACAAACTTATCATCATTTTGTAATGAAGCTCTTTGTTCTCTAGCAAAATTTGACTATTAAATTGATTTATAGTCGCTGCAACGGTTGGGTTAATAAAACTCAACCAACGAGTTACAATATATGGGACGTATTGATCTAGGGGAAGATCTCCTCGTTTGGTAACCAAAATGTCTTTTATAAAATCGAAGATTGTCACTTGCAATAAGCTTCCTTAAACTTAAGGTTTGCTTCTTCCCACTCAGGTGTCAACATTGAGTCTCCTAGACCGTGATGAATAACTCTAATTGGAAGTACACCACAAGATACTTTCTTCTCATTTGCGTCTAAGCAAAAAGATAGATCATAGAAGTGAAAAGCAAAGCTCTCGTTAAAGTATAAGTCATTCTCCACAAGATCCTTTACCTTACAAGCAACGAACAATCCATCTATTGTTAGAGCTCTTGATTTCGTCGGGCCAAATACAGTCGTCCAAACTTTTCCGTTACTATTATGAGCAACTTCACCAACGTAATCTTCTCTAGGAGCAGAAATATGCCAGGCAAGCTTATCAGAAGCTTTGTTGAACGATTTAGCTCCAGCAAGGCCTGTTATAGAATATGGACTATCAAGTAGCTTCCTTCCAAGAAATACATCGTCTAGTTCCACGTCATCATGAACAAATAAAACAATTTTATCTATGTTCTTTGGATCCTTCAAAATCGTATTATAACATTCGGAAAGACCTTTCTTGTTGTCCTTGAACAAAAAGAAATCCATTCCACATTCATAATGATGCTTCAGACTTCTGTATAGAGGCCTTGTTTCAAACTCCGTATCAGTCTTAGCTGTTGTACAAGCAACAATTAAAATTTCGCTGGAATAATAGCTCATACTCTTTGATATTTTATTTTGAGGTAGTTAATGTTCTTCTCTGCAAGATTGATTTGATCTTGAGTGAGTTCGGTATCAAAGTAAGCATTTGTCGTAGGAATTCTTGTAGTGTCTCCTTGCTCAAAGTCAATTCCATTGATTGCGGCAAGAATTGTATAACAACTATCAGAACTACGGATCATTGGAATCTTATTTTGAAGATAGAAATCAAACTCGTTGTGTTCTCCCATTCCAAGCAAATGAATTGGCTTAATAAGCCATCCTTTCATCCAAAGCTCGTTGACACATTGGTTACGAGACTCGGCAATTTTTGTATCTCCTGTCGCATCGTTCCAGCACTTTGGAACAGCAATCTTACTGAGACCAATAGTATCTACTTCTCCAGTCGTTACCATCTTATAATAGCAATCCATCCATTCGGCTTTTGTAGCTCCTTGCGGACAAGCAAAGATTCTCGTATGAACTCGGAGTCCATCGTTATCCATCTTCCTAATAAACGAGTAAAGATTCTTGAGAGTTTGATCTCTATCAAATAGAACATCGGGTGCAATTACTTCATTTGGTTGAAGTTCCTTAACTACATCTAATAACATTTCTTCTGTAACGAGGCTATGCTCTGCCGCAGAATTATCCATAGTAATAAACGCATCTGGTTTATTCTTTCTAATATCAAGAAAGTGTTGACGGTACGAAGTATCGTTCAAGTAGTGATGACAAAGAGCAAAGTATCTATCTCCTTGATCCATTAGCTCAAGATTCTTATTCGGTGGTATTGCGTAAAAGTCCATTGAAGTATTTTATATTAATTCTATTTTTGTTCAAGTATATATTTCTTTACGTCTAAGATACCAAGATTGATATCTCCTAGTTCAGCTTCTTCAAAAGACTGACTGTCTCCTTCTCGAGCTCTCAAAGCATACCGGCGTTTTCTTTCTTGCTTCGGACATTCGATCCATAACATAGTCGCTTCAGGAAAAGCTTCCAAAATTTCTTTCTGTCTTACTCCAGATACAACAAGTTGTTTATCTCCAGACTCTTCTTGCTTCTTCTTAAGATCCTCAACGATCTTAGCAAAGAGTTGCTTTGAGTCCTGAAGAACTTTTCTATCTTCGGTATTCTTAATCAATCTTACAATGTCTCCAACCTCGACAAACGTAACCTGATTGATATGAGTCAGAGTTTTTGAGTAAAGAGTCTTCCCACTACATAACTGTCCACAAACAAAACAAATCATATTTAAATTATATTATATTATTTCCAAAACGCAAGCTTAAATATTCCAGCCTAGTGCGGATGATGTGCTGGGAAATTTGGAAATGAACAACTCTTTAATACTATTTGCAATATCTCTATGTTCCTTTTGCGTATCATCTTTGCAGCGTATTTCAAGATAGTGAATAAAAGATCGGATTGTCCCATTCATGATTATAGTTGTAGATGTGTTAAGAGGAAGAACCATTCTCGCACATTCTTTCGCTAGACCAGCTGTAATAAGATTTTCGTAAGCAATAGTGCACGCTTTTTGAGCTTTATCAACTTCGTTAAAAAGATCGGGAGATAGGTCTACATTTTCTTCACCAACTTGTCTATTTGTCTTACCTTGAAGTCTCCACTCAATATCTTCTAAACCGACTATGGAAGCATACCTCTGACTAAACTCCTGAAAGGTAAAACTCCTATGCCGAAGAATTTGTGCTGCGATTGCTCTGCTTGTTTTAATTTCTACTGCCATAGAAACCATTTCAAACGGTGAAAAATGTTTGTGCTGGATTAGATATTTTAACAACTTTGGAGCAGTCTCAATATTCAGTTGATTGGAGGGATTGCTCACTCTTGCACAATAGGAGATAAGCTCTTCAGCACTTTTGATACCTTCAACAAAAGGCTGAGTTAGGGATACTAGTTTTACCATTGTAAGTAGACTCTGCCGCCGTTTTCATTGTCCTCAAGTACTTCAACCATATCGCACTTGAAAGTATTACCAATCTCAGTTGATAACATCTCACAAGACATTGCTCCAAGATTTCCATTATAGGTTTGCTCTAACCATTTGAGGATCTGTTGTTTAAAATCGATTATCTCGATGTCTCGGTCCTGGTGCGTTACTGTCTTCTCTACAGTAATATGAAATATATGACGATGAGGATATTGAAGGAAATGCACATGAGGCTTATCAGGAATAGCTTCTGCTACACCTGGCCAGTTATGAAGAGCTTCGTATTGGAGTTTAACGATAATAGTAGTTCGCATATGTTTATTATACAATAAAAAAAGCCTCCTGCAACATTAAAGTCGCAGGAGGCTTAAATTTAAGCCAACTTAGGCAGCAATAGCGGCAAACTGACCAGCCTTATTG